TTATCTACGTTTTTAATACCCATCTCAGTAGCAATTTCAACGGTTAGATTATAAATATTCTCAGGAGTAACTATATTTTGAGTCTGTGTAGCTACTTTTTCAATTAGTCCTGCAAAGTTGCTAATGTTTTGTAGCTTTGTATCTTGATCTCCGTATCCAATACCTACTTCAATATCTACGTCTAAGTCTTCTCTCCAACTAGACGGGTCTATTTCAATATATTCATTGTTTAAGCGTACCATTCGTTTACGGTTTTCATACCGTTGAATTAAATTGTATACGTTTTTAAACATGTTTCTTACGCCAGTGTCTGCAAAAATCCTGGCGATTAATTCTAAGCGACCCTGAGCATTTGTTAGAGCAGCTGTAACGGCTCCTGTAGTTACATGGGTTTTTAGAACATCTGCTGATAGTCCCTGAGTCTTAGGGTTAACTCCTGTACGCTGTGTTTTAATATCTTCCCAGTACTGTAGCATTGCAAAGCTCTGAGGAGACAACGCAGGAGTTGCAATAGGTGTTAAAGCGCTAGGACTGCGAGTACGGACAATACCACCTGGACGGTTTGTCAATAGGTCATCTATGTTAACCTGGCCTTCTACTACTTGGAACCTACCGTTATTTGCCAGGTACATATTGTCTAGCAAGTTACGTGTCAGAGTAGATCGTACAAGCTGTACATCTTGAACTGTTTCTGCTACGCTTAGTCCAAAGAATTTATGAGGAATAGGAATAGGACATACAGAGGAGAACGGGATGTGGTCAATAGGCTCAATGTCTAGCAGTTCTGGACCACAGTGACACACTTTGTGCAAGACGCTAATGCCAGAGCCATCCATATCTATCCGAATATACGACTCAAAGATTTGAATAACCCGCTCAGAGTCGTCCGCAGCCTGGTTAGGAAGCACACCTGTAGCATCGTAAGAGTGCCTAGCCATATATTCCTGAGAAGTAGTAATGTCGTCAGCCCCTGCTACATAGCCTGGGAGTTCGTCTACTACGTCAGGATCATAACCCATTTTAATCAGGTCGCTTCTTGTCTTATGAGACCGATGACAGATAAAACGGGCGTCGTCTAAAGTTTTAGCACCTCTGTTGATTAAGAACTCTTCCGGAGGGACGTTTTCTATAGTTACCTTGCCGTCCATAGTAGTACGGGCCATTGTAACGTCGTGAGAAGTTTCTTCTACTTCTACAGGCTGTCCAGTTGCCGGGTCTACTGCTTCTGTAAACGTAGTAGTCTCTTCGTGTTCTATAACTTCTAGCTCGTCGTCTTGTAACAAGATAGAATATTCTTGCTCTGTAAGGTTCTCGTAGGTCTCTGTAGTAGTATTCTCTACATCTTCCCAGTAGTGTTTTACTATTCCTACTTTCTGCATCAGAGCATCTAAGAACATATTATAAAGAATCATAAAACCATCGTTTTGCTTGTAAAACACATGGTTTACATATTTAGTAGCCTGTTCTGCTACTTGCTCATCTTCTGGTCCTACGGGAGTAAACTTTACAACTTTATCCCCAGCTGTAAAGATACGCATCAGAGAAGGCATCATCCACATTAACGTATCTTGTACGTCTGTGAGTACTACCTGAGACCTACCGTCTTCTTCGTTACCAAATGGCTCACCGTAGAAGTACTCCATCGCTTTCTCGCGCTGAGTGCTAATTTCAGAATCCATGTATTCAGAAGAGCCGTTAATCTCGCTCTCCACCATAGAGATGATTTCGCTATCGTCTAGGTTATGAGCCATATTATTATACTATCCCTGCGCTAGAGTATTTTATTTCTTTTTGAAAACCGTATTTTCTATATGTAGTTTTATTTTTAAGCTGTTCGCCAAAACGTTCTATAGAAAGAGAAGCGTAGCGCATAGCGCTTATAAGATCATCTTTAATTGGCACGACTCGTCCATTCTTTCGATGATAGAGACGCATTTCCTCAAGAGTTTCGGTACAAGACATAAAAATGTACAACCTACCTGTTTCAAACCGTTGCAGCAGTATGCTAATCCCCGCCTCAATAGAATTGTTACCATTTAACTTGCCCTCTGTGGGCGGGTTGCTAAAGTGATCGGGAAGCATCGACACTCCCAGGTCTCTGTATTGCTGCGCCAGCTGTATGCCAGAACCTTTATCGTGTTGTAAACCATCGTGAGGAAACGCTACTGGTATGCCTGGTGTTCTAGCGTTTAAAACAGCAGCGTGAGTTATAGGTGTTTCTTTGTTTCTGCGATGTTCGTCGTATATGTACATAATATCATCGTCTGGATCGTAAGCTACCCAGCTAACAGCTGTGGGATGGTCAAACCCAAAGTCTATACCCGCTATTCTGGGGAAATGCTCTGGTAGGTCGAAATCCTCACAAGTTATATCTTCTTCTGCTACTGGATAAACCAGTCCTGATCCAAATACAGGTATGCCTCTGGAGCGCATGTCCCGCTCAGCTGGGCTATATACTGCTAATAGCTGTTCTTTGGTGCGAGAGTCTAAGTGGTCCACATCGTCCCAGGTGGCCGTTATTAAGCTCTGACCCGGCTTTAGCTCGTTCATAAACCCGCTTACTACAGAGGTCATCCCCCGCTCTGGGGTAAAGGTCATATAGACTATGCCGCTTGTATCGGCTGTGCGAGTTATACACTGCGAAAAAATTTCATGCTTCGGTTCTTCATCGAGCCATACAACGTCAATAGCTTCTCCCATGAATTTCTCAAAACCCTGTTCGTAGGCTTTGAAGCTGATTTGCGAGTTCCCTCCAGACTTGTGACGTACCAGAGCAGACGAGAAAGCATTTGGAACTCCTGGTTTCCTAATAGTCTCAACAATACTGTCCAAAGGTATAGCCCCTGTACCCTTTCTAGTAGGGTCTTGAGGATTACCAAACAGTTCTTTTTGTATAATATCTCTGGTAGTATCGTTAGACTCTCCAGCTGCCCAGGCTCTGATAGGCTTGTTAAACTTACGACCTTCCCACCAGGTAGGATAATTACCTGTTAAATGATACGCTGTCTCAGCTGCTCCGCAATAGGTTTTACCCACTCTGTTAGCAGCCATTAAAATCCGTTGAGCAGCGTCTATGCCTTCTAGGTGAAATTTCTTCTGGTAGTCGTAAGGCTCGTATTTCTCTAAACGTCTAGTTTCTAAGCGTTTCTGTTTTTCTCGGAGAAGTTCTAAGATTTTTTCCTTATCCACGTAGCTTTACTACATTGTCAGAGAGACGCTTGATCTGCTCGTCTAGTTCCGCATCGCTTAGATCGACAACCTCTTTAACAACCGTCTCCTGCTTATGGATAGCGTCGTAACCGGCCCGGCTTAGGATGTCTCTGGCGGCGTTTAGCTTGACGTTTTCAGACTCTGCATTGCGCATCAGTAGTTCCAAAACTGACAAAGCTAGCGTGGCCGTTTCCCCTACCCGCTCTTTGATCCGCTTTTCTATGTGGAGCCAGAGGTGTCGCTGTAGGCGTTTTGATCGGTTTTTAGCTGTTGCTTTACAATCGTAACCAGCTTTGGCAAAGGCTTCTAAAGGTTCTAAATGATTATCTACTAACTCAGTAATAAAGTTAGATTCTTTATCTGTTAGCTCTTTGTCTAAGAGTTTAGGTTCTAAATAACTAGCATATTTAGATGTCTGTTTAGGTACAGTCTTGATTGTCTTAGGCATATAAATTTATCCAGCATATTGTAAATAACACCATGTATGCAACGTAGGACAACATTGCAGTTACATACGCATATTCTAATACCTTATACAAGTATTTCATAGTGCTATTATACTATGTTTTTCCAAAATAGTCAATAGTATAGATTTTCAGAATACCTCCCCAGAATGAACGAATAGAACATGATATAGAACAGTACCACCGGGGGGGTCACGCGTTACCTTATAACATTACAGACCAGCAGGATTGGAGCAGCGAGCCAGCAGTGTGACAAATTTGCAACAGTGTTGTACATAAGCAACAGTGACAATGCTGCAACAGTGTGAGATTTGTGCAACAGTGTTGCAATGTTGTACCAGTGTTGCTGAAATGTCAGGATAATTTGCAACGTGTGTGAGAGTGTGCGCGTTGAACATATGTTGGCATTGATATTGCTAGAGTCTTACTTGTAACCATATAGTGGTTAACATATGCATATGGCTCTATATAGCTCTCACGCATGGTCTACAGACGTATTAACATATTAGGCACATACATTAGCCGACACATGCTCAGCGGGCACTCAGTGAGCTTCTTACGCAGAGAACAGGCATGGAACAGAATGAGGCAGGAATGAGGCAGGAATGAGACAAGGTAGCTTGTAAATGGCCATAATTGTTTTCTAGTATGATTCGGATATATCTGTATACTAATCAATAGTGATTAACCAAACAGCTTACTGGAGGACTACACAATGAACGACTATATCTTAAACGACTATGCGACAAGTTTGGCCGAAGAGATTAAGAAAGAAGTAGAAGACTTTGACAACTGTGACGCTATGACGCTCGCTTGGGAAGCAGCAGACTCTAGCGAGTACGTTATCTATTACAATAAAGCACACGCGATCTGCCAAAGCTGCGACATTACGCACGGCGAGGACTTCATGGAGGAATGTTACAACGACACGTTCAAGAGCTATAATGATACGGCTGTGACGATAGCTTTCGGCGAGCTACATTACCGCATACTTAGCAAACTTAGCGATTTAGGCGTGGAAATATGAGACACCCTATCAACTGCCGAGATGGATCAGCTTGGCACTCTTGGCAACTACGAGCGATCGATTGGCTCGATAGAAATCCAAACGCTAGCCGTTCTGAGATAAGCGCTGAGGCACACACCTTTGCCAGCGACACAGCTGGTCTAGGTCCGCACTCAGCAGTTTATGGCGCAAAGCATCGCGCATTCATGGAGGCAGCACAGTGAGCATCGACCCCATTGAACCAATAAGCGCTATACTGCCAGTACAAACTACATACACCTATCGAACCATTGCGCTGCAAAACGCTCAAGGCGTGCAACACGTCACCACTATTGAAAACGAGAACCAGTCCGGAAGAACTGTTAGCACTTCGGCTAGTGTGTTGACTATATACGATAGCTTTGGTAATCTTCAGACACTGGGAGACGAACAACCTAGCACAATCAAAGGACTAATCGCATGAGAATCGTAACAGACGTGCACCTAGAGACCAGCGAGAAACTTTTAGAAGCTCTTAGGCGAAGCATGACAAGGCTATATGCCGACTCTTTAAGCGCCTCAGACATTAAACAATTTTCTGAGCAAATGATAGACGACTGCTTTGAAACCATTAGCGAAATCAGTATAGATATAAACGCAAACGTTAGGAGTAACAAAGATGTTTAGCATGTTCAAACGTTGCACATTGAACGATAGAACCCAAGGCTATCGCTACTCGTGGGGACTAACTCGCAAGCGTTCCACTGTTAAACGCTATGGCAGAGTAGTCGGCAAGACAATGACAGGCTATCACTACGGACTACGCTCGCTATACATTCAGCACAAGACAGCGAGACC